ATCATGCTCATAGTTATCTCCTTTTCACTTTTGTGCCGCCAAACTTAATAAACTTTGGATGCTTGTTCTTACCCTTCTCCTTCAACCAATCTTCAGGGATAATCCTGTCATAGTATCTAAAGCCATACTTAATACACCACTCACCGTAGGTAGACTTAGCACCCTTACGTAACTTGCGTCTGCTACTTTCAAACACAAAACGAATATCCAAGTTAGGATGCTGCTTTTTAATAGCCAGATGCTTGCGTCTATCTGCTGCAGTGAACATACCTTTTGTTTCAATAATGATGCCGTTGGACAGCACGAAGTCTGGTGTGTAGGTTCTGTACGCTAGGTCTTCCCACTCAATCTTAACTTGCTCATATAAGAAATCTACTTTGAGTTCAGTTAGGTAGTCAGATACCTTTAGTTCCAGACCGCTACGATACCCATATTTTCGTGCTGCCCTAAATTGTTTTGCGTTAGGCAATGACATCTCCAATGTAACTTATCATTGGTGGATTCTTAGCCTGTGACTTTACGGCAGGGCGTTCAGTAATATTATCCCAACAATCAAAACGATAATTGCAGAATTTGCATCCGTCATTAAGGACTTTATTACCTGTGGGCTTGCCACGAAAAGTCTCAGGCACTGGTTCAAAACATCTTTCAAACTTGTTCTCCTTTACTTTATCTACTGTAGCTTTAATCTTAGATACTTCTGTATCCAAGTCTAACCCTGTAGCTGGTACATACTTGAACTGACCGTTGGCCTTGTTCACTACCCACCAGCCACCTACCTTCTTGCCTGCAGCTTTGGCGTAACCAGCAAGCTGTGCTACGTATCCAAACCCATCACCACTTGCAAGGGTGTCATAGGATTCAAACTTGTTTCTGTATGACCAGTCTGAAGCTGATTTAATATCATCAACTGCACCATCAACGATAAGGTCATAAGAACCAGAAACACTATCGTCACCAAGGTCAAGAGTAACCTTGTCCGTGTCCTCATATTTAACTCCTGCTTCCTTGAGTATACCTTTGAACACAGCCTCGACAATATCGCCAATCATCATGTTCATTACGAATGTTGTTGGAAAGGGTAACGCTACCTCTGGCTTGTTCTTATCGTACCAGAGTTGACAGGTTGGCCTACCTACGTTTGACATACGTAGACCAAACTTGTCACGCTTGTTACCCCCACCAAACTGGCGTTCTGCAGCAGCCATCACATCGTCACCAATCTGTTTGATTGTGTCTTGTGACATACTTGATTTGCCTGTTACAGCGTTCTCAAGATACTGATGCAGTGCCAGTTCAGCAGGGTGGTTCATTACGCTACCTCTTCTTCAAACTCAACATCAACCACACCGTCAATGTCTACCTCGTCTAAGTCCATATCATTCTTGCTTGAGGCTTTCTCTGCATAAGAATTGATGATGTACTCGTTGTAGTTAGTCACCCAAGACATGAAGTCAGCAAACTTCTCTTGGTCATCCTGTGTCAGTTCAACGCTGTTGGTAGCGTCTAAGGATGTTTTAGGCAGATAGAAGCTGTTACCATTAGGCAGCTTACGCTCTTCAGTATTCAGCGTAACATTATGCTGCACAGGTAGACGCTTCATCTTGGCAAGCTGTGTGAACACACCGCCAATAGTCTTGAAAGCATCACGGTTCTCAACTTCCCAGATGAATGGTGTAGCTTCTAGTTCAACAGGCTTACCATCTGCATCCTTTGGATTAATCAACTCAACTGTACCAAGCACAACTCGTACACGCTTGATTGAACGGATGAGTTCTTTGGTTGCATCTGGCAAGGACTTGAAGTCCTCAATCCAACCAGAAGGTTTACCACAGTTAAAGCCACCATCGTTATCCTTCAAGTCCATGTTAAGCGTATCAGCCATAACAGTCTTGACGTAACGGTTAGGTGTACCACCATTACCCATAACAAACTTCTTGTACATGAAGCGTTGTAGGAATGGACGCATTACTGCTGACTCTGCGTAGTACGTAGGACCATCAGGAATCTCTAGCTTGTATGTGCCACCCTTAACCTTGATGGTATCTGACCCAAGGATAGGTGTGTGGTTGATGCGCAGTCGAGCAAGGAACATGCCTTGTTTCTTCTGTGCGGGTGCCTCGTTTGCAAGACCCATAGCCTTTGCCATCTCAGCATAGTTACTCGTATCAATCGTTACAATATCGTTCATGTTTATTAACTCCTTTTCAGTTGTAAGATGCATAGTTATATCAGGTTACGTCCTTAACGTCAAGCCAATTCGGACCTATTTTTGCCTCTAATAATAGAGGAACATTGAAATCAACACCCCAACGTAGGGTGATGAGTTCAGGTAGTGCTTTATTAGTAGCGTCTATGATGTTGATAACCTGCGCTTCTTCGTCAGGATGTACATCAATAACGATACTGTCGTGAACTGAGTTCACTATACACGATTGCATACCCTTTAGCAACTCATCAATGTGCAACAAAGCAATCGGAACAATATCCGCTGTAGCGAATGACTGCACAGGGTAATTCTTAATCTGTGTAAAGTGTGATACACGTCCAGTAGATTTACGTACCACATCCGGGAACGCAAACTCACGACCACTGGGCGTGGTAATCTTTTGTGTGGTTACAGCCTCTTTAGCCAGTCTGGTATGCCAAGCTGCGACCCCTTTGTATTTGCTGTTGAAGTGTTCGTAGTACGCTGCTTCCGCTTTGGTTCTACCGAATCCTGTTGCGCCGTAGAGTGGTGCAAACGTGTGAGCCTTCGCATCTTGGCGAGACGTAGGCTGACCAGCATCGGTAATAACTTTAGCGGTATATGCATGTACATCAAACCCAGTAGATACTTCTTCAATTGCTACCTCATCCTGTGATAAGTAAGCGGCAGCACGAAACTCAAGCTGTGCAAAGTCAGCTTCCATTACCTTACCGCCATCAAATCGTGACACAAACACTTTCTTTACAGGGAACGTACCGCCACGTGGCATGTTCTGCATGTTAGGGTCAGCACCAGAGAAGCGACCAGTAGATGTGCGATGCTGTAGTAACCGCACATGCAACTTGCCATCCTGCTTTGTGTAGTTGCTGATACCCTCAACGAATGATGATAGGTATGTATCAACTGCACTAAGCCTACGCACCTTGGATAAGAAGTCAACGGCATCAGTCATGCCACGCTGCTTGGCAGCAGACTCTAGTATCTCAAGGTTCTGTTTGCTGGTACTGAAACCATTTGCACTAGCCCACTTAGGTGAAGGTGGTTTAAACTTTAGTCCAGCCACATCCACAGTATTACTAAGCAGATAACCATCCCCACTACAGGTCTGACATTTATTAGTATTGGCAAATGGTGTTCCATCTTTCTTTACCTTTCGTATCTGTCCTGTGCCGTTACAAGTCTGGCACTGTTGTGCTACCGTTTTGTACAGACGTTCTGTGCCGCCAGCAATCAAGCTGCGGAAGTCTGCGTCTGACATATAAGGGTCAATAGCATTACCCCAATATGGTTTGTCTGTCACCTTGCGGCTATAGATAACCCAAGACAACTGCTCTGGACTGTTGAGGTTGATAGGTGTGTCACCCATAACCCTACGTACATGAGCCTGTAGGTCAGAGATTAGCTGTTGCTTCTCCTGTTCAAACTCTTGCCGCACCTCATCTAGCTTAGACAAGTCAACAGCAAAGCCTGTCTGATATATCTTAGTCAGGCACTTGGCTACACGATTAGTCAGTCGTGCAGTAGATAGCAAGCCAGCATCGGCTACACTATTAAGACGCTGCCATAGCTTATCAGCAAGCTGCTGTGTAGCATGAAGGTCAGCGGATAGGTACTCACTCAACTCAGCGTGTGGTATGTCACGAGTATTGTAACCACGCTTGAAGTAATCCTTGAGTGTGTCTTGCTTCTTAGTGTCTAGGTTGTACCGTTCAGCACAAGCCTCAAGAGATAGTGGTTCCTTCAGACCACGTTGTAATACATACTCAACAAGCATAGTGTCAAACACTGCGCCATCATAGGTAAAGCCTGACTCCCACAGCCATAGCAAGTCATGTGCTACGTTATGGCAGATGAGTACAGTGGTCTGGTCAAGCCAGTCTTGTACAACTACATGACCGTCTGCATCTGCATCAACCTCACTGTGGTCAAAGGTAACTATACGTTCTTCACCTCTGTCATTAAGCATACCAACCATAGTCAGTGAGTTGTCAGGCTCAAATGGGTCAAGATGTAACTTACCGTCACGTTTGGTAGTCGTGTTCTCTACATCAAGTGTTAGTTTCATATCTGTTCATCCTTACTTTTCCTGTCAGGGTTAGAGGAATCTGGTAGAACATCTCACCAGAAGCTACATATTTATTACGTACCTCTACTGGTGTCAAGTCTTTAATGTCCTCTGACTTAAACATAAGTGCATTAGACAATTCATTATTCCATATGAAGAACAATGTGGGTGAGGTAAAGAACTTATTCTTTCGTTGTGGTAGTTGAACTGTCTCATAAGGAAACACCTCACCCTTCCATACTGTCTTTACCTCACACTCCACATAGAACTTACCCTTGCTGCCTTCAGCAATTAAGTCTTGCCCATATGGATTAGGGTTCTCCCATATCTCATACCCTTTTATCTGCATGTACTCCATTGTCCTCACACGTGCAGGCTTATCGTGCTTGCCGTGCAAGGCTTCATTAAATTGTTTAGTTGTCATCCCTCATACCTCGCTGTCTGGTAGTTAAGGTCTACGTTCACCATACCGTGCCAACCATTCAGCTTGTTCTTCACGATGTTGATATGACGTAGTGGGCTGTCTTCCTCTTGACCTTCCACACTAGGTGATTTGCCAATCAGTATCATCAGGTCAGCTTCTGCTGCCTTACCTGTTCGTGAACCCTGCATCATAGACTGGTTAAGCTGTGACCTACCCTCTGCCTCTGCAGATAACTGTGACATATAGAACACAGCACAGTCGTATGTCTTGGCAATCTGCCTAGCGTAGATAGCACAAGCAGCAAGTGCTTGGTCTTCTCTGGCATAGCTACCGTTAACAACAAACTTATCACCCATGTCAAGCACAAGTATGTCGGGCTTGTATGATTTACATACGGACTCTACCCATGCCATGTCACGACCACCTGCTTCCTTAATCTTAATGTTATTCATTACAGGCTCATACAATGCTCTAGCTTTACTAAAGTTGTCACGTACCTCACGAGCAGTCATGCCTGCAGCAGCAGTCAAGTATCTCGCACCGACACGGTGAGTAGCCTCTTCGTTACACAGGATGATGCACTTAGCACCTTGATGTGCAAACCCACCCGGCGCAGCGATCAAGCTGGCATGAAAGGATGTCTTACCTGTGTTTGGTCTTGCACCTACTTCGATAAGCTGACCGCCAGACACACCCTCAACCTTACGCATCACGCTAGGTATATTGAATTGCCAACGTGCTTCCAACTCAGCTTTAGCCATGAGTGTTTCAATGCTGATGTCATCCCACTCAATGTTGAGGTTAGGTATGAAGTCATCACCGTAACGCTCAAGCAAGTTGCGTAGCTTATCAAGTGTAGCTGCATCACCATTGACCATATCAAAGCCAATGTTAGCAACGTCCTCACCAACTACCTGCTGGAATAGTTTAGACAGTACCTCTTGTGCAATGTCGCTACCCATAGGCTGCTCACGTTTGATTGATGCAAACATAGATGCATAGCCTTGCTTCTGTGCAGTGGTTAGTGTTGGGTTGTTAGCCATGAACAAAGCCTCGACTTCATCCGGTGTGACAGTACGCTCGTACCTATCCATAGCTGTGTCGATAGCCTCTTTAATCTTACGTGCATCCTTGCTGAACAAACGTGGTGGGCATTTGCTACCACGATGGTCATCGTAGAATGACTTATTCATAAGGCTTCTAATGATTGATAATTCCATGTAGGTTCTCCATATCTGTCGGGTTACGATATTTCAAATCATCTTTCAAACGTAGGACACGAACATCGTTCACGTGTCCACGTAGTTCCTTTGCCAT